GCCGAGTCCCTTGCCACTGCGCTTGTTGCTATCAAACTTCTCCTTCTGCGACAGTGCCCGCTCCATCTCGCGCAGCTCCTCCTTCTCCTGTTTCTCCAGGTCGCGGCGGTTCTGGGCGCCGAGCTTCTTCTCCTCCTCGTCTTGCTTGCGTTCTTCACGCGCGCGATCAGCAGCTCCCTTGGCCGCCTCCTTGACCGCCGCCTGCTCACCAACTACCCAGTCATCCTCGGCGCGCCTCTCACGGCGTCTAGCCGCGTCGGGACTGAGGTTTGACGCGACGTCTATAGCTGTGCTCAGCCCGCGCATGTAATCCGCGCCAGGCAGCAGCCCAGACATCATCACGGCCATCTTGAGACCAGCGGCCATGTTCCCAGTAGCATCCGTCATCATTATCAGGACTTTGAGTCCGTCCTTGAGCGCCGGGACGAACTCCTCTCCCACCGTCCCCTTGAGCTCGTCCCAGGAAGTCTTGAGGTCTTTGGTGAGGGTGCTCATCCGGTCCTCGCGATCGAAGTTACTCCACTTCTCGTCGAGTTCGATCGCCGTCTGGATGCATTCGTAGAGCCCCGCGCCAAGCGCGCCTACCGCAGCGCTGACGGCGCTGACAGCGATAGCTGCCGGACCACCGAACATCACGAAACCCTCGGCTAGCGAGGCGACAGAGCCCAGGACGTCGTCGACGCCGCCGGTTATCTCGCCTGCGTCAAACTCCCCGTGGATGTCGACCGTGTTATCGCCGCTCACTGGCCCACCTCTCGTAGCTCGCCATGTCGGCAAACTGCTCGTACTTCGGCTCGTAGCTCAATAGCATGACCTGGTCCCGCGGAGTCATCCGCTTCACTGACTCTAGCGTATACCCGGGCCATCGTCGGAGGACCTCCATCCTCACGGCACGGCGACGCTCGTAGGGTTTCCGTAGCTCTCAGCGACCCCCTGCTTGGCCGGGGCCTTATACTCTACGCCGTTGATCAGCATGAACTCCGAGCGGGCCGTCTCGACATCTCGCGGCGTCTTCAAGTGGGCGTACACGTCGTCGATCGTGGAGCCGTCGCAGCCAGCGCTGACGACCCTCGCCAACCCGCGCTTGCGGCCGAACAGCATCACGAACCCTGTGCCACGACTCCACGTGAGGCGCATCGCCTCGTGCGTCGCTGCGACGATCGTCTTGTCCCATGCCTCAGTGCCAACTTGATCGTCAGACAAGCTCTCTCGTGCTACACGGACGAAGCGAGAGGCGACCCACTCGTCGAGGCGCTCTAGCTCCTCATCGGTGAGCTCGCGCATCTTGAACCGCTTGCCCCCTAGGTCGAACTCGGTCGTCATGCGAATGGCCACCAGTTAGTCGTGTCAGGTCTCGTGACCGCGCCGAGCTCCCCGTCGTAGAAGCAGTTCATGTCTACGTTGATCGTGCGGCCCATTATCGCGCCGGTCTCCCTGTTGGCCGTGATGCCGGTGAAGTCCCTGACTATGCCGTACTTGAGCTGCCAGAACAACGCGGACGTCGTGAACAGCTTGAGCTCGATGATGCTGTCGATGTCGAAGACGCCTGTCAACCGCTCCTCGTCCTGCTGGCCGATGGCCACCGACCAGTCGACCGGCCCGCTTATCTGGCCGGTCCACGCCCTGCCGTTCACGTACGTGCTGCTGTTGACGTAGGCCTCGACAGCCGCCTTGATCGTCAGCGACGCGTTGGTGACGTTCGGCAGGTCGGCGTACACCGGCGTCACGAGACTGCTGTCAGCCCACTGTATCTTGGTACCGGTAGTCTCCGGCAAGTCGGGGTCCGTCGCGTCGCCAGGGTCCGCGCCGCTCACCTTGGTGAGCTCGAGGTGGCCGGCGAACGTCACCGTGTGGCCGATGATAGCGCCGGTGCGCCAGTCCCAGTTGATCACGACCTGACTCACCATGGCGCTGCCGAGGTAGCGCAGGCCGGCACCAGACACGTCGTTGACCGGCGAGCCGTACCCCTCGAAGTTGAAGACAGACCCGGGCATCTTGGCCGGGGTCGCGCCATAAGCCTGGTAGGACCCGCTCCACGAGTGCACGCCGCGCTTCCGCGCAGTACCGAGCGCGGTGTTGCTCGCCACCGCCTTCGGCTGGGCCGCCTGCTCCATCACGGACCAGAGGCGGGCCGTGCTGATGTCGTCTATCCGGGCGAATTTCCCACCGTGAATGGTCATGCTAGTTCTCCGTGTCGCCAGCGCAGCGAAGCTCGCCCTGCAGCCCGCTGGTGTTGAAGTGCATCTCGACCTCGATCGTCCACACCGCGCTCCAGCCGGCTATGTTCCGGTTGCGCTCGGGGTCGCTCATGCCTGCCATCGTGCTCACGACGTTCAGCCGCTTGACGAAGTTCTGGTCCTTCCACTTCAGCGCCGCCAGCCTGCCCTTCCAGCCGGTCAGCGCGCAGAAGATGTACCACTCGACGACCCCGAGGTACTCGGTGTACCGGTAGTCGCCGGTCGAGACCAGGAACGAGTACTGCCGGACGCACGACGACGACGAGCTGGTGCCCATCAGGTTGGCCGAGCCGGTGCTCGCGACGAGGCATACCTCCGGGACGTCGGCCGCCTGGACGTGGTCCTTCAGCGGGTCGCGGTTGCCGGTCTTGTCGAACCGGATGCGGTTGCCCTCCCTGACGTCGCGGACGAACTGCGGGTGCTCGAGGAGCATCTGCCACAGCTCGCTGAAGACCATCGTGAACGGGTTCATCCCTTTAGGGCCTCCCTGACGGCGAGGTCCATCCGGTCGCGCATCAGCTTGCGCGTGGCCGTGTCCGGCGGGACGATGATCTTGCGCCTCTTCTGGTGGATCGCGGCGAGCTCTGCGATCGGCATGTCGGCCGTGGAGTGCGGCCAGCGCATCCCGCCGCCGAAGCCGACGCGGACCCCGAACGGCACCTGGGTCGTGAGCCCGCCGGGCTTGGCGGCGAACTCGGGCGCGAACGACTGGAACATCTGGTCGGTGGCCCGCAGTATCCACGGCAGGAGGCCAGCCTTCTTCTTGCGCTCCAGGGTGGCCGGCTTGAGCTTCGGCCAGTTCCCGCCGCCCATGGAGAAGACGAAGTACCGCCGGATGAGGAACCTGCCGTAGATTACGCCCCAGTCCTGGAGGGCCTTCCTGATGGGCCCGTTGGACGACAGCCGGAGGTCCCCCTCCAGCGTGTCGCGAAACTTGCGCAACCCGCTGAGGTTGACGTTGACGGTGGTCGTCAGGAACTTCGGCAACTGTGGCTCCGGTCTGGCCTAGGCCAGCGGGCCGGCCGGCATGACGTACAGGCCGGCCACCGCGCCGGTCTTGGTGCCCTTGACGATGACGCCCGGCCGCGTGCACAGGCTCAGCGGGCAGGAGCAGACGTGCATCTCGACTCCGACGTCGAAGTCCATCACCCGCTGCTTGGCGTACCACTTCTTGCCGACGGTGTTGACCGTCTCGATGAACGGCGCCGGGGCGTAGTTGGTCATGAACAGGTCCGGCACGCCAACCGGGACGAAGCGGCACTCGTCGGTCGGGATGAACGGCGTCGTGCCGATGTAGCCGCGGTAGTTCACCCAGGTGACGCCTCCGAACTCGAAGCCCTTGCGCTTCGTGGCGGTGTCCATCATAGAGAACACCTCCGACTTGTTGCCGTTGCCGGTCTGCCAGACCTTGAACGCCTCCTTGACCGACGCGTGGGCGATGAGGCTCTCGAAGAACGCGTTGCCGCAGATGGCCACGATCCCCTTGTACGTCCCGGCCCCGAGCGCGTCCTCGATTATGCGCTGGACGCTCGAGGCCATGTTGAGCACGTTGAGGGTGCCGGCCGAGAAGTCGAAGTCGACGTTGACCTGCGTCAGGCCGAACTCGTCGTACCAGTCGAAGAGCTGCGTGGTGCCGTCCGCGTCGTAGGTGACGCCCATGACCGCGCCGACGCGGTGCCACTCGTGCGTGGCGTCCATGTTCTGCTTGAGGCGGGTGAGCTTGTCGTTGACGACCGTGGCGACGCCCTCGGTCTCGTCCTCGCTGCCGAACTTCCGCACGCCCTGGACCTCGTCGGCCATGACCGTATCGTTCTCCGGCAGGTAGTTCACCGGGAACGCCCTGGTCTTCCTAGGCCTGGTCGACTGCACGCGCGGCATGGAGCCCCTCGCCGCGGACTGGACGAGGGACAGCTTGCCGTGCCGCTCCTCGATGACCACCGTCGTGGTGGTGATGCCCTTCTCGGTGAAGAGCCCCATCTCGCCGAGCAGGCTCGGGGCGTACGGCAGCTTGTCCAGGGCCTTGGTCAGGGAGACCAGCCCGTAGGCGTCGGTCTTGAAGACGTCGAGCATCTCGGATTTTCCTTCAGTTGGTTGTGAGCCCGGCCGGAGGGGCCTAGGACGTCTGGGTCTTCGTCGGGGTCAGCTCGCGCAGCGCGATGATCGGCGGGCTGAGCGCCGCCAGGGCGGTGACCAGGGTCGCGATCGTGAAGGCCGTGCCGGCGTCGCCGCCGCCGGCCGCGGTGTCCTTGAGCGGCAGCGCGTCGTAGTCGATCAGCGCGGGGCCGCGCCGGAGGATCAGGTACAGGTCGTCGCTCGTGCCGGACAGCGCGAGGTTGATCGGCTTGTCGTGCGCGACGATGCCGATGGCGTTGGCCTCGTCCGTCGCCAGCACGAGCACGTAGTTCGCGCCGCTCGCCTTGACCGGCTGGCCGAGCACGCTGACGCCGGCCAGGGCCGTCGCGGACGGGTTCACCAGCTTGCCGCTGACGTAGCAGTAGCCCTGGTGGTACGCGGCGCGGATCAGGTCGCCGAGGACTTTCCCGGAGGTCTTGGTCGTGGAGCGTGCCATCTCGGGCCCTCTTCGTTATGTGGTGTTGTTATGTGTTGATGGTGTCAGTTACAGGTTGCTCTCGCCGGCCGCGCGCCTCTCGGCGTCCGCCAGCAGCGGGTTCGACTCCTCTGGCCCGCCCTTGCTGAGGGCTACCCCGCCCTGCGGGCCGGTCTTGCCGGCGTTCAGCACGCGACCGTTGCCCTCGAGCAGCTTGACCACTCGGTCGAAGCCGTCGTCGTACTGGTGGCTGAACGCGACCCCCTGCCCGTCGACGTAGTCCGCCTCGAGCTGCTTGCGGGCGTGCGCCGTCACCAGCCCGCGCGCGAAGAGCCCGTCGACGACGGTCTTCCGCCCGGTCTTGACCGCGCCGAGCACCGTGCCGCTGAGCGCGACCGGGCGGTCGCCGAGACCGCCGAGACCGGCGTCGTCGAGGTCAGTGTCGTCGGTCAGGTCGCGCCCGCTGTCGTCCCTGGTTGGCACCCGGGACAACTCCTTGGACAGCTTCTTGAACTGCTTCTTCGACATGGCCATGAGGGCCTCCTGTGGTATCTGCGCCAGCGCCATCGCCATCGGTGGCCGCGCGCCGTAGGCCGGCGGCATCGGCGGTCGCTGCGGCATCATCTGCGGCTGTTGCGGCGTCATCGGTCTCTGCTGGGCGCGCATTGCCGTGACGGCCTGCATGATCGCGGCGAGTAGCTGCTTCTCGTCGGTCGTCCCGGGAGGTATCCCCAGGGCCTGGGCGATGGACTGGAGCGTCACCTCGGGCTGGCCGCCCTGCTGGGGCGGCTGGCCGGTGGTCGGCGGCTTGCCGCTCCCCTCGTCCTTGGACGGTGGGAACTCCAGCGAGACGTCCTCGTCCGCGAAGCTCAGACTGAGGGCCTGGCTGAACGGCTCGAGGTCCGGGATGACCGGGTAGTCGGTGATGGCGAGATGCTCGACCGGAGACTTGAACGTGCGGCCAGCACCGGTCTGCACCTCGCGCGGGACGTAGACGCTGACGCCCGACCCGCTGAGCTTGGCGGCCTCCGCGTCGCGGAACTTGACCTTCGCGTACAGCGCCGGCAGCCCGCGGCTGTTCGTCCTCAGGGCCATGTCTACCACCTCGCCGCGACGGCGCTCCGGGTCCCGCGTGTGCTCGACCGGCACCGGGACGCTGAGCCCTAGCTGCCGCATCTCGCGATACGACCGCTCCCAGTGGGAGAGGTGTCGCGGCGTTATCTCTATGCGCTGGTAGCCCTTGTGGAAGGTCCCGGCGTGGGCCGCCTCCTTCCAGAACGTGAGCGGGTCGAAGGTCGGGGCCGAGTCGCTGTCGCCCGCAGAGAGCGAGAGTATCATCGCCGGTAACTTCTTCAACTTCTTCTTCGCCATCTCCCCGCGCCTCCCCGCACGCGACTATCGTACCCCGGTACACGAAGTGTGTTCTGGTGACTTACTCCGTCCCGCCGTCGAGCCCGAATAGCGAGTCGAGCGGCAGCCTCACCGCCATGAAGCGGCCCGGGTCGTCCTCGACGAAGCGACCGTCGCGATCATCTCGCGACAGTTCTAGCCCGCGCCAGCTCTCCCACTGCTGGCTGAGCACCATCTTCTTGGCGGTCGGCGTCGACGCTATCTCCTCGAGGTCGATCAGTGACTTTATCTTGCCGTGGCCTGCTACAAGCACGTCCTTGGCCCAGCGGAGCACGCGGAACGTCGACCCCTTGACCAGGATGGCCTCCCGCTCGACCGTGTGCGAGCCGACCTTCTCGATGGCCCTGGCGTCAGACGTCCGCACCCGGAGCATCGTATGCCCGCCGGAGAACCCGGACTGCGAGATGGCCGGTGACCTCGACCCGCCGGCCGACGCGAGCAGCTCTACCTCGGTCCCGGGCGTCGTGAGCGCCGCGTGGTAGGCTGACCCGGGCTGCACGTGCGCCACGCCGCGGAACAGCACGCCGTCGTACCTCGGCGCCTTGGCGCAAGCGGACTCGAACGCCATCATCTTATCAGCGTGGTGAGCCTTGAGCGCAGGGTCTTTCAGGATGTACCCGTACTTCATCTTCAGCCCGCCGTGCCCCTCGTCCGCGAGGTCTACCTGCCCGTGCAGCTGCGAGGCGCGTATGTCTGACGGCGAGCCTTTCCACGCGTGAACCGAGTCCAGCTCGGACGGCGTCAGCTTGCTGTGCAGCATCTGCGCGTCGTCGCTTATCTTCGCCCAGTTGCCCTCCTCCGACTCGTGCGGTATCGTCCCGCCGTCAGCGACCACGTGGAAGCCGTGGGCGTCGACCTTGCCGGTCGGCGGGTCGTACGTCTTCTTTGGCGGCGTCTGGTGCCCGAAGGCCGGCTTGGGCACCTTCGGCCCGTCCCCCGGCTTGACCAGCCCGAACGACGGGTCCTTCAGCTTCTGCGCCACCTCCTTCGTCGTCATTCCGTACTTGGCCTTGATGACCTTGCTCGGCTCTACCACCTTGACCGGCTTCCCGGGGTAGAGCGCCTTCACCTGCTCCTTGTGCTCGTCGCTCCAGTACCACGACACGTGAACCTTCGACTCACCCGGCTGGTTGAGGATGGCGGCCTGGTGCAGGTTGGTCTCAGTCCAACCCGGGCCGAGTTTGGACTTTAGCTCGGCGACCTGCGACTTGAAGGACGCGTGCGTCAAGCCACCGCTGCTGACTTGCTTCGATGGCTCCGAAACCGTGACTACAGCTGCAGCTGTCGTAGTGAACGGTTTATCCCACGGCCACGCCTTCTCACCATTCTCGAAGTCCTTCAGCGCGTTGATCCTGGCGTGCAGCACTTTGTCAGTCCCGAGCGGCAACGAAGAGAGGCCAGCCAACTTGTTGTTGAGCCCGAGGACCTGCATCTTGACTTTCACGTCTGTGAGGTCTCCGAACGCCTGCGCTGCTGGCTGAAGCTTTCTCATGCTGGACAGCTCGTTGACGGCCGAGTCCCACTTCGCGCCCTTCGGCCCTCCCTGCGCCCGGAACGCCAGCGCACCGCCGTTGTCTATCCGGTAAGCCACGCCGTCCTTGAACAGGAGGTTGTCCATGTCCTGTCCTGTGACGTCCCAGTTCCCGAGCAGCGCGTCGGCCGCGAAGTTAGCTCGTACCTGGCCCCTCATGGCCTCCTGCTCGGCCTGCGTCAACTTGGCCCACGGCTTCCCGTCGATCCAGCGGTTGAGCAGGGCCTTCTTGCCGCCGTGCAGGACCATCCGACTCTTCGGCACCGGCACGCCGAGCGCCTCGTACAGCTTGTTGGCCTGGAGCTCGCTCATGGCGTGCTCCTCGCTCTTGCCCGTCTTCAGGACGTACTTCTCGCCGGTCTTCGGGTCGCGGTACAGCTTGGCGCCCGTCGTGCCGCCGAGCTCCTCGACGAACTCGAGGCTGGACGTGTCCTTGGTCCACTGCCCGCCGCCGGCGCGGCCGGCGTCGACGCGCGACTGGGTGGGGTTGAACTCGAGGGCGATGGCCCATTTATCGTCGCCGCTGACCACGGCCGGGTCAATGGCTATGCCGGACAGTCCGCGCTGCGTCAGTCGTCTAGCTAAGGTCGATCTCATATCCCTTCAACTTTCCGAACATAACTTCCTTGATCGCCTTGACTTTGAACTTCTCCCTGCGCACTATTATCTCGCTCTCATTGCGATATGTGGCTGCGGAAATGTCGCGACCGTCCTTCACCATAGCTTTGAGCAGTACTGGCACCTCACCCTTCCTAGGCATGAACTTGGCGAACTTCGCGCCGGCCTTCTCGCTCGTGGTAAACGACGAGACACCCGCTATCTCCAGGGACTTAGCGGCGATAAGTTTCTCTACCTCGGGTCCAGTCAGCCTTAGCCCGCGGTAGGCGAGGCCTGAGTACTGTGGCGCAGAGGCACAGGCCGAGACGAGATTGATCAGCGTTTTGCTCTTCTTCCCGGCCGTATCCGTCTCGCGGAGTCGCTTCCAGTTCCCGCTGAACCACTCACGCAAGGCGTCGCGCTCCGCCTGGCTGACCCTCACGAACCACTTCTTAGACTCCCTGTCTTTCTCAAATACGGACGACGCGAGCGATTCCTCCTTGACCCACCGTCCACCACCAACTGTGCCCTTCTGGACTCTCGGCTGGGCGGGGTTGAACGCGAACTCGACCACAGGCCCGACCGTCTCGCCGAAGTTCTTCCTGAAGCCTGGGTCAGGAAGCGGCACCTTCCCGTCAATTTTCGCTGGTAGCCGCTCCTTGGCCTTCTTGCGTAGCGTCACGACCTGACAGCGGCAGTTCCACGCACACGGAGGCCAGTATTTCTTCCAGAACAAAGCGTTGCGAGGAAGTGTCGTCCCGTCGAGGGCCGCGTGCTCCGGCCGGACGCGGTCGTCCCGCATCGTCACGTACCGGTAGCCCCAGACGGTCGGGTCGCGCTGGTCGGCCTGCCACCTGCCGGCGTGGTACGCGACGCTCGTCTCCGTCCGGTATATCGTCTCGAGCTTGCTCTGCGACTGCCCACCGACGCCGAGCTTGTCGAGCGTGGCCATGAGTATCTTCACCCCGCGGCCGGGCGGCTCGCCCTGGGCTATCAGCGACGCGATCGTAGCGCGGGTCGTGGCGTCTACGCTCGCCCCGAGGTGCCGCATCGAGTCGTACAGCCGGTGCGC